GTATCACACGGGATTCATTATCTTTCTTCATATCCGCACCTTTATACCTGTTAGTATTCAGCGCCCGGATATAATCATTCATGTTGTTCAGTTTTCCTTTTATGATTAGTATGTAATGCATTGTATTCCCCCGCATCTTTCCAACTTTTGAATGTCTGTGACATACATTTTCTTTTTTTAAGTGTTGCCCTCGCCCTTGATAAATCTTTATTGACATATTCGTGATACATACTTGTGTCTATTGGGTCACTCGGTATTGGTCTGAATATCCCCTTTCCTGTATTTACGATGCAATCGCCATCACAGTTTGCTTTTTCTATCATTCTCCGTAAAATTCTATCCACATTTGGGTCTGCTGGTCTTTGTATTGCATTCCTATGCCCATCTGATATTCGGATAAAATAGCTTTCTGCCGTCTCTCTATTCTTTCCCACCGCTTTTCTCCTTTCTGCCGGAGTGTGGCTTCTCCGGCCGTGATACAATATCTTGTGCTGTGCATATCGAATGGGTGAGATGATATGCGTTAGAACCTGTTAATAGTTCCATTTTTGCCACATGAATCTATATTTATTTAGTTACAACCTGTTCTTTCCGAACGCCTGTATGAACTCTTCTCTTGTCCCGTAGTGTTCTTCGAAATATCTCTGTGCCATCCGCTTAAGCTCTAAGTCCAACCCACTGTTTGGGTTCCCGTGTACGCTCTCTGGCGTAAATTCGTGTAAATGTGTTGCTAACGGTATTACAAACCCGTATTCTTCCGATTTTTTTCTATACGGACCATAGAAAATGTGGTGTCTGTGGCAGTTCGGACTTCCTGTGAAGTAGCAGTGCTCCATATCATCAGTGAATACACTTTTAAGTCTTTTCGCCAATCTTCACACCCCATCTTTCTTTCATTTCGCTTATTTGGTTCGGTGTCATAGTCTCTATGCCAAGTTCTTTCGCTTCGTACACAGTCCCGTCAATCAGTTTTGCCATTTCATCGGTATCGTAAGTATGTGAACCTCGCATTACTAGATTCACCCGGAATACTTTTCCTTTCTGATTGGTGGTTGTCTTAGATGTGGGTTGCAGATGAACAAACTCCACATTGTATGCGTCTATATCATCGTCCAATGGGAGCGGAACTAATGCGCCGTTAATGGTTTCGTACTGTCCGTATTCCGCTATTAGCTTATTCTTTATGTACACCTTGCTGTTCCCGGTCGCATCTGCAATCTTTCCAACCAGTACATGAAAGTAAGAGTTTGCATCGAGACTTCTTTTTTTCTTGTATGCCTTAATTGTTATTACAATCTGCTTACCTCTAAAGTTCTCAAATGCCTGTCTTGCATCTTCATTTAGCGTCAGACTGGCTTTCTGCTTATTGGTGGCAAAATCCACCGCTAAGCCATCAAAAGTCCCTGTATAGTCCATTAATCATCACCATACTTTTTCTTAATCGCATTCAGCATCATTGCACATTCTGTTTCTGTAAGTGTGTCCACCGTCTTTCCATTTCCGCATACCCAAGCTTCTAAATCAATGCCGTGTGCCGTACACTGCGTTTTAAGCGTTTTCTTTTTTGCTTCTGATGCAAGATTCTCTCCAGTTCCAGGAATCTGTGCTTCCAGTTTGTTGTATTCTTCTTTCAGCCATAAGTTAAATCCAAGTCCAGTATGAATAGCCACACACTTCACAAACGCTCTGCACATGCTGTTCCATACTCTCTGTTGGCTCATGGAGTTGTCCTTTACTGGATTTGCGCCGTTCATTACTGGTGTCTGCATCTCATACTCTTTATCGTCAATCACAACTTTTATTCGTGTTTCATAACAACGATTTGTATTATTGTTTTTGTCCTTAAACTCGATGTCTGTTTTTCTAAGGCTGCTTCCGGTTTGCGGATCAGGAATTGGCTCCCAATACACCTCGGTAGCACCATTCTGTCTCAGCAGTTCAATACATTTCGCCCAGTTCAAATACGTGAATCCATCTCGTTTTTCGCAATACTGGCTTACATCGACTTTCACTAATTCCTCGTAGCTTTTAAGCGCCATTTATAACATCCTCCTATACATGTCATTCAAGCAATCTTCGCATAGCTTCTCATCGTCTACCGTGTATAGATATTCACCCTCATACATCGGCACACCGCATGAGCTACAGTAAGTTACTGGTTCCGGCTCCGGCGGTATGGTCTTCCAATGGTCATAGCCTTTAATGCTCTCCATCTTCACCCCACCCCATCATTGCGATTATATCTTTGCTGTCTATGTATTCATGGCTCATTACATATCTCCTTAAAGTTTCTAACTGCCCATGCATATAAGCGTATGATTCCATCACTTTTTCCGTGTTCAGTTTTTTACCAAGTTCTATATACTCCTGTAGCATTGCCCTTGTATCGTTTTCTTTTTTCTCTTCTCCCATGTTCAAATCTCCTTTCATGTGTTATAATTTTCTTGAATGTTTTTCTGAGTGCTTGACTGGATTTTATCCATCGGCACTCTTTTTTTATACACATCCGGCTATCATAACCGCCAATGCGTATAGCGTTACCACAAGTGCTATCCTGTAGTAGTTAAGCTTGTCTTCCATGCTCTCTACCTCCTACCCGATCATAAGTGCCAGCATTGCAATGAATGTGACTAACCATAAGCAACGCCAAAAGATTACTTTTCTTTTCAACTTGCGGATGATCTCTGTTGCCATTGTCATGTGTGCTTCCTCCTGTTCTTCAGATTTGCGAATTACAGGAGAATGTGTTATAATTAACCTGTATTCGCTAAGTGTTCGTTAGCGGTACACCGCCCTGTCTGGTATGCCAGTACCAGCGGGGCACTTTTTATGTCCCTTTTATCGTCAGACCGATTGTGTCTGACATATATCTATATTCTTTTTATTCTTATTCTTCTTTATATTCTTCTATTGTTGTTAACTGGCTTGCGAATTGATTGTTAATTGATTGTTATGTGGCTTGCTAACCGTTTTCACTTGACAAGCAGTTTTGCCTTATTTTTCAAGGGTTTTAGCTTGTCATTTGCTTGTCAACTGGCTTGTCAAAATTTTCGTTTTTTTGAAAATTTCTTTAATTTTGGCTTGTCAATTGATTGTTATCTGAGTGACGTTTGGCTTGCGACCAGTTGCCGTTTTCCCCTTATTTTTCAAGGGTTGTGGCTTGCTAAGTGGCTTGCGATTTGACCAAAAATCAACTGCTATTTTCGCATTTACCTTTTCAATAATTTGAATACATTGAAAAATAAATATTTTTAGGCTTTTTTACTGCCTTTTTATCTTACAACGTTGCCGGATGTTTCTGAAGTTTCTTCCAGCTCGAATCTGCCTTTGCCTGTAGCACGGTTCTGCCTTAACGCATTTGAAATTGTGCAAGGTGTAATTTTGAAATATTTAGCTGCTTCTCTGATGGAAGGAAATGTCTTTCCGGATTCCAAATGCCTTACAGGCTTCCTGTGACTATATCCGTAATCTTTAGGGGTATATCCATTCTCTAAAATTTCGCTAATTCTCTTTTCTGCATATCGTTCTCCATTTGATCGAATCCAATATTTTATAAGTGCACGGTCAACCCCTATTTTTCTTGCCCATACAGTTTCTGGAAGTGTTTCACCATTGACAGAAATTTTAATTGTATTTCTTCGGTTGTTTATGTTTTCTTCTCTCGATATCCATCTGCAATTATCCGGCGTATAATCTCCGTCATTATCTTTCCTGTCGAGATCAAGTCCTTTTGAATATCCATTAGACAAACTCCAACTTAAAAATGGCTCAAATTCTTCCCATTCTTCGCATACTTTTATCCCACGCTCTCCGTAGTTTTTGTAAGCTTTACAATTAGGATTTTTGCAACGTTGCTTCATAGATTTCCACGCCCAATAAATATTTTTGTTCTCACTTCTTAACGACATTACTTCCTCCAATAACATTTTTGACTATCGATGTAACTCCGATGATTATTGCCACCATTGACTGATCTATCTTTCTTTTCATCTTTGCTATCACTCTCCTTGTCTTTTCTTCTGGATTCTCCTATACTGTTTATACAGGCACTGCCATGCCGAGTAATCCAGAAAGGAGTTTCAATTATGGTATTAAGTACTAATGCAGAAAATTTCTTAAAATACCTTTTGGATATCTATAAAGATACAAAAGAAAATAAGTTTTTATTATTTCTCTTACATGGATTTCCCTAATCATGATTCTGCAATAGAAGAATTAGTCGAGAATCACTGCATCCATAAAACAAATAACATCAATGGGTGTATCAAAATCTCAGAAGATATTCTTCTTTAATCATTTCCCTAAGTGTCCTTGCTATCAGCCATTTCAGCAACTTCGCTCAGGGTTTCCCTTTTGCTGTTTACTAATTCCACAAACTGTTCAAATTCAATACCACCATCAAAAGAAAATTCTTGAATATTGATTCTCATGTCTACAGTCGGACACAACTCTCCGCTTTCATTTCTTGCGTGATAGTTCAGGTCTTCTATGCCGTTTGTGATGTATTTACCATCAATGAAAACGTTTGTGCTCTTTCCTATCTGCACCAATGCAAATTTAGGATTCATGTTGTAACCTCCTTTAATTAAACTTTGCTCTGGCAGACATCAGCTCAGCCAGAGCTTTTGTCATTTCGGCCAATTCCTGACTTTCATAAATAGATGCAACACGTTCTGTTTCTTTCTGCAAAAAGTTACACAGTTTTTCAATGGCGTTATCTACTTTTAAAAGTTTGTCCTGTTCCATGTTGTCACCTCCCTGTATTCAATTTATGTTATGCATTGACTTGTCCGATGTAATAAAACAGTAGTAATGCTACCGCCAAATTTATTGAAACCTGTGAACTGCAAGTCAAATACGGCACTCTCAAAAACAACCAGAACGGTTTTTCGATTTCTGTTACGATAAACGCCACAATCAATGCAGTTATCCCGTATACCGCGCAAATAACCGATGCAGTTATCATCTTTGCTATCACCCCTTTTTGTGTTATAATTTTTCAAATGCTAAAGAAAAGAGGTTGTATAATGCACGCAATTTTTAATTTCATGCAAGAATTATTCACAAGAGAAAATGTAACTTTTGCTATCGCAGTTTTCGGTGCTGTCGGAACCGCATGGAACTTGTTTCAATCTCGGAGAAAGATAGAATTTATTCCTATCGGCTTCAAGCTGAAAGATGATAATGAACTGATCGTTCACTTCGAAATCATCAATCATTCCAGAATCGCTATATCAATCGTGAATATCTCTTACTTGTATGATGGCGTCCATTACTCATGCTCAAAAGAGCGTGCTATTGGCGAGTCAATTTATCACGAACGAATGCGATTAAAGAACCTAACAGACTTCTATACACAACCTTTTCCGCTACAATTGGTGGGGCTCGGTGGTACTTCGGAATATATTCGATTTGAACTCCCGCCAGAAATTCATCCAGATTTTTCCAAACCTCAGACTTTTCAAGTCTCTGCCAATCGCGGAAAGGCAACTGAAATGAAACTTCTGCTAACTGATTCGGATTCATCCAGTTTACGTAAATCTCGTATTCCGACTTTAATCCGTTCGTTCTTTCGAAAGTAGTTTCTACACAGTTGTCGTGTGTTCTCTGGGATATTGGCTTTCCATTGCCTAATGGACTGTATTCCACGCTATCACCTCCTGTATTTAATTGTTATGGTTCCGGCATCCCTTATGTTTTCTTCGCCGGAGTGTCCGGCTTCTTTTCTGCTTCATCTGCCAGACTTTCTACTTTGCCGAGAAAATAGCCTTTGTCAAATTCGGATAAGTTCGGCATTGCCTTTTTAATCTTCTCAACTATCTTTTTTTCTTTCTCACTCATGCACTCACTTCCTTTCTGTGCTATACTCCTTGTATCAATACCAAGGAGGTGCTCTTATAATGGAAATCGATTCTAAAAAACTGGCACAGATGATATCAGATTCGGCAATCGGGCTTTACAAGAAATCTTATTCTGATTGCTACGAAAAATATCTGGATAAATACGGTGCTGATATTGCAATGTCAAGAGCAATAAACGAATCAATCCCGATTCTTGTTGAGTATTTAGTAAAAGAAATTATTGAACTTAATAAGTAAGCTTTTTCCCGGTAATGTTGTAACTTTCTTTAATCTGCATAAGCTTTTTATCTACATCGTCAAATTTCCTTGAAATAACGATAAAGAATACCGCCATTACTGATAATTCAATAATTTTATTTTTCATTTTTGCTATCACCTCCTGTATTTCGTTTGCAATATCATAATATATCATTTGCAATTATTTGTCAATAGAAAGATATTGCATTTGCGATATTTTTATGTTATCATTTATATGCAGAAAGGAGGTGCGACATGGAGTCAATAAACCAAAGAGTAAAAGAATTGAGATTAGCTCTTGAAATGAATCAGAAAACTTTTGGAGAACGGATCGGCGTTGCGCAAGCATATTTATCTCAGATAGAAAAAGGAGATCGTGATGTTACAGACAAAATTTTCAGAATAATTTGTTTGGAAAATTGGAATGGAAAAACAGTTAGAGAAGAATGGTTCAGAAGTGGCAAGAATCCAATGTTTGCCACCCAAACAAAAGACGAACAAATCACTGCGATGTTGGCAGATATTCAAAGTATGGATGAATCTAATTTCAAATATAGATTAGTAGCTGCTCTATCAAAATTAGATTCTGACGGGTGGGATAATCTAGAAAAACTGATTGACATGATTTCAGAAGACAAGTAAAAGAAAAGTCAAGGGCAATGCGCAAACCCTTGACTTTTCTTTTACTTATTTTTTTAATCGACTTACGTATATATATACAAGCTTTAACCACGTAAGATTCTTTTGACCGTTTACAACTTTCGTTATTTCTTCTTGATACCATTTAATTTCGTCCACATAAATCCCTCCAATATCCCGACACCTCATTCCAGTAGCGATTACCTACATTGTAGAACATATGTTTGCTATCTGTCAATGTTTTCACTGATAGCATCTTTTACAATAAGATAGATGTACCGCATTAAGCGAGGGTCACGGATGCCTTTTATCATCCGCTTGATTTCGTTTTCATAAGTATCAGTCCATGTTTTGCTGCTCTTGCTGTTCATTTCGTCCTTTCCCATTAGATTACCTCCTATCAATGGCTTGACAAGTGCCATTTTTATTTTATAATTATACATGTAATATTTATATAGATTATAACTCGAAACTATAGTCAAGATGTTGGCTAAAATATCGTATTTTTCTTATTAAAAAGAATGAAAAATAGCCAAGATATTAGCCTTTTCGACAGGATGTGACATAATGTTAACAAAAGAGGAAATGTTGAATAAATTTGCACATAACATCGAAGAAGAGCGGAAAAGCCTTGATTTTACGCAAGTTCTCTTTTCTAAGATGCTGGGTGTGTCTGTGTCCACATACAAAAACATCATTTCACGGAAGACTAATAATCTTGACGTTTTCTTAGCACTAAGGTTGTCGGAACTAACGCACAAACCTATCCCTGATCTCTTAGGGTGTTCTTCTAAGGAATACGAGGTATTGGGAAAGTACAGGCAATTGACCGACAGGCAACGTGCGTATATTCTTGGTAAGATGGACTATGAACTCTCTATGAAAGTGCTGGAAACGGATCCAGAAAACATGTTGGATGTTCTATGCCCAACTGGTGAGATGGCTGACGGTATGATATTGGATTCCTCACACGAAGAACGGATATACTGCCCGGAATACATAAAAAAGTACGGTGAGACGTTACATTGTGGTATAAAGATAACGAGCAACCACTTGCTCCCTGTATATGTAAAGGGTGATATCATTTGCATATCCAAAAGAGTACCAAGAAACGGTGATACCGTGATTATTATACACAAAGAAACAGGACGTGCGTATATAAGGCGGTATGTACAGAGAAGTAAGACAAAGTTAGTCCCGATCAACGGCTTCGGTGATGTCATAGAAGTTGATCCGAATAGTTTTGAAGACATGGAACAATGGGTAAGGTTTGGAGTTGTGATTGCGGTATTAAGAAGATAGCATACTATGTATGCGGAGGTACTTATATGCAGAATAAAAAGGTCTTGGAATTAGATAGCTTTTTCGGGAAACTTGTTGCTTGTGATGAATATGTAGAGATTATTCCTATGTATGTAACAGATTCTCGAAAACAAGGGAGAAAATTCTATTATCAAAACATTAGTGGTATAACATGCAAAGAACCAAGTGTTTGGTGGGGGCCTGGATATATACAATTTATAATTCCGGGAGAACAGGCCAAGCAAATAAAATGGATGGACAAAGGCTGGAAGAAGGCGGTTAAAAATGATCCAAATTCTTTACTTCTTTCGGTTGTAGGAAAAGATTACAAAAAAAGATATAAAGAATTTATGGATTTTCTAAACAAAAAGATAAGTGAAAAACCAGAATCTACCGCAGAAATTGTAAATGATCTAAATCAGTTAAAAACATTGAAAGAACTTCTTGACTGTGGAGCAATCAATAAGCAAGAATTCGAAGAAAAGAAAAGAAAAATACTTAATAGAATATAATCATAGCATACTATATAATGAGGGAGGAATTAAAGTGAAAAAGAAAAAAGGTGGATGTCTCAAAACTATACTTATAGTGTTCGGAGTATTCGTAGTAATTGGAGCTATAGGATCGTTGGCAGGAGGAGACAAAAGTGAACCTAAAAAAGTAAGCACTTCTTCTGGTCAAAACGATAAAAGTTCTCAATCGGGAACAGTGGATGAGAAAAAAGAATTTCAGGTAGGTGAAACAGTATCTCTTAAAGACGTTAATGTAACATTAGTAAGTTCTATGGAATCAGCCGGAAGTGAATATGTGAAACCGGATGATGGAAAAGAGTTTTTGATACTGGAATTTAACATTGAAAACAATTCTTCAAAAGATATCAATATCAGTTCTGCAGCGAACTTTGAAGCTTATTGTGATGATTATTCGTTGAATCAAGACATTCTCGGACAGCAAGCACCAGAAGCAGAGGGGAAAACGCAATTAGACGGATCAGTTGCTTCCGGAAAGAAAATGAATGGAATCATCGTATATCAAGTACCTACAGATTTTAAGAGTTTCGAAATTAATGTTGCGCCGGATTTTTGGTCAACAAAAGATATAAAATATGTAATTAATAAATAATTCAAAATCCCACTACTGGCGAGAAAACAGTAGTGGGATTTTTGGTATTGTATGTAAAGAATATTTGCTCTTATCTTATTTCACAACGCCGGATAAGAGCCAGTAGGTTACGATAAGTCCTACTTTTCTATCCGGTGTAAGTCCTCTGTTTCGCTCGAATACTTCTACGCACTTACCAAGATAGTCTGTCCACCCCCCATTGTAAGACAGCTTTGTAAAGCCATATACGTCTCTGAGGGTGCGTCTCAGCCATCTAATAGCCGTGATACAGTTGTGCGTCTGTCCCGACCATAAGATATGCGTTTTAGCAAAATTCTGTGAGCCGACACCGAATTTGTCATCAACAGACAGTGCGTTAGTATCAAACCCTTTGTTCATGGCTTTCTGCCATTCCCCAACGCGGGAATTGTTAAGATAATAACGCTTGTCACCTTTCCAAGATTCATCTACCGGTTTAGGTGCCGGTGCTACAGTCGGTTTCTGTACTGGAGTTACCATACCGCCCAAGTCCTTATAGACATAGTTTACATCTACATTTCCAGGGATTCCAGGAATAGAGCCTTTCGATGTGTACTGCCACATATCAATTCCGTCTACTCCGGCGGATTTAGATCCGTAAGATGCAATCCACAGAGAATATCCCCATGTCTGACCGATATAGTTCTTATACCAAGATGTAGACGCATAGATTCCGGCTTTATAGCCATGTGCCACCATTGCGTCACAAAATGCTTTTGCGTTGGCTCTCGCAACACCCTGTGTTCCAGGCTGTTCGCTGTCAAAATATACAGGCCATGCCGGAGAATGTCCTTTTAAAAGTCTTAATGCGTGGTTGATTTCTCCCCGTACCGCACCTGTAGTCTTTGCGTAAGAATACAGATATACACCGTATGGGATGCCAAGACGCTCACATTCAGATACATTTCTCAGCCATTTTTTATCATCCTGTCCTGTCTGATCTTGTCCATATCCGCATCTGATGATAGCACCTACAATGCCGGATGCTTTTACTTTCGCCCAGTCGATGTTCCTGTTATGTTCAGAAACATCGACTATCCTATTCAATATATCCCTCCTGTTTTAAGTGTTCTTTCGTTTCTGTAATCTCTGATGCATGATCTTTCACAAACTTTTCTGCATCTGTTTTTTCCATGCCGTAGTGTTCTGCCAATTCGTCTACAGTGTATCCGTAGGCACAGCTTTTGACTACTTCGCAAATGGTTTCTTCGCTCATAGCTGCCATATTTTTTCTCCTTTCCTGTTTGATAAGGAAATCATCTCATATTTTTCGACTGGCAATGTTCCCCACATTTTTAAGTTAGCGCGCACCAGTTAACAATAATAGACACACTTGAATTGTTTCCGTTAACAGTGCGAATAACGCAACTACTGGTGGTCGCACTTAAAACCTGTACTCCGAACGATTTTGTATTTTGCGATCCACCGGAAAGAGATACAAGTACAGTCGGAGCCTTTGAAAAAGTTTTTCCGAATTTTACAGTAGTATCTTTGTAACTATTTGCACGTGTTTCGATAAGAGACGTCGTGCCAAATACTGGGGCTTTTGCTTTTAATTCCGTAATATATGTCAGAATTGTTTTATTCCCTAATTCTGAAAACTTCCACGTAGATGCGATTCTGCTTTTAACCGTATCGAAAATAACACCAAGTTTTGTTCGATTTGTAATCGGTGTAGAATCTTCCACGATGATATCATCTGTATCATTTACTTCTGTAACTTGTGGAAGTTCTTTTATGTATTTTCCGTATATTTTCTGAGCTTTTAAATTTTCATTAGGCATTTGCATCATACTCCTTTTCTCTCTCAAATTCTGTCTTCGTATCGGCTGTTAGTGTTTTCTGTATTACATCTTTCATTTTTATTCCTCCCCTAACAATCCATTGTCCGTTGTTGTTCCTATCCTTGTTATTACGCTACCACTCTTTTCGTTTAAGGAAAACTGTATCTCTACGGCCTCAGGAAAGTCCCCACCAGTAATATTGTTCATCTTGTCACCACCTATTCTGTTACAGTTCCTGTTCCATCATTGTAGATATATTTCTTTCGTACTTTGTCGTACAGGCACAGAGTGCCATCCGATTTCTTAACCGGGATCATGTCAGCTACCAAGGTATCCCCGGAATAGATCTGTGCATAGTAGATCTTGCCCACTACACCTGTTCCGGATGGTGTGCTGTTCTTACTCATATTTCCAAGATAATACGGACTGCTAAGCTTGAACGAATCTATCGCATCGGTAGCTACGGTTGTGTCTCCAAATTGATAACTTACGCCCGTCTGGTTAATAATCCAGTCTCCGTTCCAATAGCTTGCCGGTTTTGGCGAACTATTTACCGTTCCACGCACTGCATAGAAGTTATCCGTGCATGTATAACCGAATTTGTAGTTATCATCAATTGCCCCAGCAATGTATGTAGTTCCACTTTGTAAGTTCCATTTTGCTTTCGTGTTGGTATTTTCGTCTGGTAAGATTTTTGTGTCAAAATAGCAATTACCATCCAAGCTCAGGCTTGTAAGTTCCGTGTGGTCTATTGCTGTACTTGCATTAACCGTAACGTTGCACTGTGCTGTGTATCCACCATCCGCTGTAGTTACGGTTACGACTGCGGAACCAGCTGTCTTGGCTGTAACCTTGCCACCAGATACAGATACATTGCTGTTGTTTGCATTCCATGTAACCGACTTATTAGTTGCATCGCCCGGTGACACCGTAGCTGTAAGCTGTGCAGAATCTCCGGCATCCAGCGTTAATGTCATCTGGTCGAGCTTAACACCTGTGACCGCTACAATCTCTGGTGCTTCGGACGCTGTAATAGAGCCAATGCCCTGATACTGTAATGCCTGGTCGATTACTGGACAGTAGAATGTACGATACCATGTTTCGTTCGGATGCACACCGTCACCTTTCTTACTGTTTGGGTTGTAGGTATATTTTCCTTTATTCACCGATGTCATAGCGATTTGTGAGTATACACGCATATCCAGATATGGCATATTCCATTTATCACAGATTTCAATCGCTTTTGAATAGATACTGTCCACGTAAGAGTTGTCTTTTGCGAAACTATGTGGAATAATATATAATTTAACCGCCAGAGGATACCTGTCCATGATGTATTGCAATGATCTTTCCAATGCACCGCAGAATGTACTTGTGTTATATGATGCATCATAATTAGTCTCAATCGATCCGATAGGAAGTCCATTATTCTTATCGTTCACGCCACCATCCAGAATAATCGCATCCGCAGCACCCGTGTACGATGTAATCTGATTAACAATCGGTGTATGTGCCGGACTGGATGTTACTGCCATATTCGCCCCGGATTCAGCCTTGTTGATCCACGTAGCATCTGTATACTTTTCTTTTAACGGCTGGATGATTCCTGTTCCCTCTTTCCATCCCCATCCAGCAAGGATACTATCGCCAAATGCTACAATTGTCTTGTTTTTATACGGATTTTTAAATGTTTGTGTATCCATACTTTCTAATTCATTAATACGTCTTTCTAACTCGTAAATATCGTCCTCTGTAAGCAGTTTTTTTACATTTACGCCATTGTTCCAAATTGGCTGGCTTAATCCGAGTATGAATGGATTTGCATTAACATCTCCAAATTCAATATTTACAGACGTTCCAGATTCTGTCGTTTCTGTAGTAGCACTGTAAACAGTATAATCAGCATCATTAATGTTTCTTTTTAAATCTCCTGTCATAGCTCCACCGGCGGTCGGGACGTAAGGCTGTCCAGATCCTGAAAAGACTTCGTTTGCCGGGAATTCAATATCAGATTCGCCATTTACGCTTCTACTGCATCCACCGATAGTGATCTGTCTTTCTTTCCCCCATTGGTCAGTTACTATTCCGTCCTGCCCATCAAACGGTGTACCATTGATTTTAATATCGTTTTTCAGCGAAGTTGCTTTGATTTGAGACACATCAATATCAACAGATTCACTGCCGTCTATAGTTGCTGTCCCTGCAGCATCGCCGGAAAGAGTTAGTTCAAACGGATTTGTTAATTTATTCGCTGTAGCAACGGAAAGAAGTTGTTTTAAAGTCTCGATAGAAATCTTTAGATCTTCTGTGCTTGTTTCTATGAGCAAGTAATCACTATCTGACAATGTTTTCGCTTCGTTCAACGCTTCAATGTATATCTGGTCCATACTATCACCTACTTACTAGAGCATTCGACAAATCGCTTACCAAAGAGTTTACTTTTTCAACAAGTTTGTCGTATTCTGTTTTTTTAACGTACAGCTGATCTGTCTTTTCTGAAGAATACACTGTAGATCCACTCAACTGTGTATCATCGATTCCGACTTTTCCGGCTATGATTTGGTTAGCCTTGTCGATAGCTTCATTCGCTGTCTTTGACGCTTCTCTTGCGTCTTCGATAGCCTGTTGGATATTCGCCAAGTCTTGCTCAAAATCTTCTCTTGTAGCCAACGTCTTAAATGTTCCGGCTGAAAAACAGATAAATACTTTTTGGTTTTCGGCCACTTCGTCTATAGTTACCGCAAATTCACCGGGGAGCATCTTACTTGCGTCAAAATCTGCAAGTAGTCCCCTACGCATCTGTATAGCCATATTTTCTCCTTTCTATCCAGGGATCCATCTTACAAGAGAAACACCAGATGGTTGTGTCGGTGTCCCTCCACCGCCAGCAGAACCGCCTTTTGTATACCGTAAAACGTAATCCCATCCTCTCGAATAATTATAATATCTGCACACCCATATCTCGGTTCCCGTCTGATCCCCGGCTTCTGGATGTCCTCTTGTAGATGATGCTTGTACCATCTGCCCACCACCGATGTACATTGCAGTGTGATACCTAACATTCAGTAGTACATCTCCTCTTTGCATTCCAGCACCAGTGGCTCTGTTGCAACTTGCCGTTACATCCGTGAATCCGCAAGCACGAAAAACATTGTACATATTTCCCGTATAAGTAGCTCCATTTGATTTTACTGGAACTCCGGCTTGCTGCCATGCAGATATTACGAGTGATGAGCAATCATAGTCTGGATTCCCCCACCGGTTCGCTTGGCTGTAGCCATGTCTGTTGTCGTTGGCTATTCTGATAGCCCATTGAACCGCACTTTCTGTTTTTGTCATATGCTGTCTCCTTAAAATGTTGTACCGCTTGCTGTTCTGCCACCGATTAAATAACCGTTTCGATAATCCAAATAACTTCCATCAGAAAATACCGCACGTCCAGTTTTGGCTTGTGTACCTCCGGTAATAAGTTTGTCTGTTGCAACTAAAACGGAATCTCCCCATATTGCTGTCCGTCCATTAGTGCTTACACTAACAGCGGAATAGCGATTACCGCTATGCACATACATTTCTATTCCTTCACTTCCATCACCAGTGCCTTGCACATACTTTACGGTTCCAACCAGTGCACCTTTACTTCCGTATACATCAATTTGCCCGTTATTTACACGTATAGCATATTGATCTTTAGGATCGTTTGAGTAATATCCGTTTACTCCCAATGTCCCAACGACTTTTCCGTCAGCATTTTCAATAACGCAATGTCCGTTCGTATTGTTGTAACCGCCAAGTGTCAATGTTCCAGAATGTATCCAATCGCAGTTAATACCTACGGCAGAAAGTACATTAACTACTGCGTTTCCGTTAGAATCAAGTCCGGCATTCCACGTTTTTCCACCGTCTGTAGATACCGCAAAAGCATCCCCGACCATTTTCCAGATAATGTTCGAATCTTCCAGCCGTTCTTTGTTGTGGAGATAAAATACAATGGATTTATCATCTTGAACTTCTTCCGTTTTAAAAAATCCCATACCTTGCGTCATTAAAGCCGTAAGAGATTGAACAGCTTCATCGTATTTGCTGATTTTTTTATCAGCCATTGCAGAGGCCTTTTGTATTGCTTTCGTTTCAGAAGTCACGTACTTACTGCTATTTCTGATTGCATTTTCGGCCGAACATTTCAGCGAAGTAAACCCGAGGAAGTTAAAAGTAATATCAGTCAAGATGGTTTTGTTTACTTTTCCGTTCCTGTCGATAACATAGGCAAGATCCATAAAGTCTGCAAGAGGATAAGAAAGATGTTCGCCGGAAAAATTCATAAATGATACGCCCGTAAGTTTTGCTCCGACTGTATTAACCAGTAAGCTCTTATCTTTGATCAGTGAATTCTCTATACTCAATATGTATCCCTCAGAACCATATGTGTACGTTTTTTCATCCTCTGTAGTTTGGATTCCTGTGATAACTATAGGCTCTACTCCTGTTGTCAACCCAGTCTTCCACTGGGTTAAAAAGTGGAAATTATCAACCAATTTGAAATTACCATCATCCAAAATGTCACCGCTTGTATACACGTTCGTGGCATCCGTCAGAATGTATCCACTTGCTTCTTCTACATCTACCGAATGTACTCCAAGCACATTCCCGCTTTTAAGCAAGAACAGGTTATCTTTTTTCCCTATCAGTTGATATGTATTTCTCTGCTTTCTTTCAACAGACCTGTACATAATTCCATAAGAATCATCTGTAAGAAGTTCCAATCCATCATCGAACCATCCACCGTCAACATTCGAACCGCTTGAATATTTTTCGGAACTCCAATCCAAGTCGTCGTAATAATACTCGCTAATGTCTTCTGAGAATGTACCGCCAGACATATCCGCATAAGTTGAATACTTTTCTGATATCATGTCTGTTTCGAACTGACCACCGTCATAATTCTGTCTCGGATCGTCAAACCATCCACCGTCAATGTCCGCAATATTATCAAAAAGAGACATATCATACTGTGAAATCTGTAAATGGTTATCTGCATTCATCCACGCATTACCGCCAGCAATCATTGTAATCCATCCGATCACCTGTCTGTGAGTGGTATTTGTAGGTTTTTCCTTTACCATGATGTTATCATCAGAAAACGAAGTAACATCCATCTGCACACCGCACGTTCTGCAAGAATCTTTCAGAATATCCTTTAGGCTGAGTGGATACGTTAAATGTGTGGTATAATCTCTGTCAAGTTTGTATGCATCGTCATAAGCTGAAAAGCTTACAGTATCCCCATAGCTTTCCGGGTCAATTACGGTATAAGTGCCACTTTTTATAGTCAGATCACCTATATCCGTGCTAATTGACTTATACAATGTTATCTTTGCACCGAGAAAGCTATGAACTCTATATCTGTCATCTGCGTTGTACAGTTTTACTGTGATTTTTCTGGACACAACATTACCGAGTGGCAAGCTTTGTGTACCAGCTCCATCAACAATGTTGTTGCCAGATATTAAAAATTCGGATCGGCCAAGATTTAACACTGTGCCATCCAAGAAAGTAACCCTTGCAGATGGATACCAGTCACTACGTCCGTATATAGCTTTCTTATATGCATTGCTAATGTGTATCATAGTGGATTCACCCCGATTATGTTAAAACTAAGGGATTTGTACTTTTCTTCTCCCTCTTTTAATGTCCCGATATCTACACTTCCTTGTGTGACGTAAAACGGTGCTTCTCTCCATCTTCCGTAATACACGGAAAAATAATATAGTTGCACCTGTTTTTGATTTACAATCATCTGCAAAAGGCTTGCCATTTCCGATATGCTTATGTCACTTCCCTCATAAGTGTAAGATTCTACCGTGAACATCGGTTCATTGCACATAACGCCACTCATTAATCGCTCTGTTCCCTCTGTAGAGGTAGTGGCAAAGCTGAATTTGAATGTGTCTGGCTGATGAATAGTCCGACCATTAATCTTAATCACTTGCTGTGCCATTTTACCTACCTCCCAAGTTCGAATACATTCTGTCCATTGGACATCTGCATTTCTTTTGCTGTATTAATAAGTTGTTCAAGTACCGTTCTGCTATCCAGATTTACCACAAGTTTTATCATTCCTATACCTTTACCGCTTTCTTCACTTACGATTTTTCTTAACAGATTTTCCGGCATCTCCAAGTTGTTTCCCTTTGTCTGGTCACCAAGAACCGCCAAGAACGGATTTCCGGCCGGAATAACTGCGCCCTGTGCAAGGTAAGGAACCCTCGTGAAGTTCGCATGAGAAAGATTGATTCCTTTACCACCGATACCTGGAACCCAATCCGGCACCTTAATATGATTCAATCCATCAATCAGATTATTAATCGCTTTGACAATCGTCTGTCCCATTGCATTAAACAAAGCAATAACCTCATTGACTGGGGTTTTGAATATCGAATAGATCATATTTGCTTCGGCTCGAAGAATGTTCAATAATTCTTTTCCGGCAGCCTTGAATTGGCCTGTAAAAACTAATTTAAAGAATGAGATAAATCCAGAACATATCTGCTTTATACTGTCAAAAACACCTTTCACGGTACTTAATAAAACTTCTATTCCCTCGCCCAATACTCCGAGTTGAGCATTCCAATCAACGGCAAATACCCCTTTTATCCAGTCTATAAGCTTTGACATTACAGCTTTAAGTTGATCCCAGTGAGTAGCTATTAATATGATTGCTGCTATTGCTGCTGCTATTGCAATAGGAACAATGCCAAACGTAGAAACTACTTGACCGATAACGCCAATTAATCCACCACCGCCTTTTAAAATGTCAATTAATGTTCCTATGTGTCCAGCAAATCCAAGAACTGCGCTTGATATAGTTGCAATTAAAGGAACTATCTTCGATGTAGCAAACGCTGTAACTAATGCTGTCCCAATGGCATCAACAATCCACTGATGTTCACCGAGGAAATTAAACAAGCCAGCAAGTACATTAATAAGTGCCGGAAGACCATTTTCTATCAAGAACTTAAGCATTGGTAAAATGATATTCGTATACAGTCTTTCTAAGAAACTTCCAATAGCTTCTATCAGCGGTGACATGGATTCAAACAGATTCTTAATCGAATTAAGTAACGGGTAAAAGTTCAATGATCCCGACCACTGAGCCGTATCCCACACAAGACGATTGATGATATCAAGTACCTTTTGGAAAGCATCTGCTATAGCCTGTATAATGGCCGTTCCTACGGCATTTTTATTCCAAGCTATATCTAATTGCCTTGCGATATTCCCGACCGTTGTAAGCAGTCCCTGTGCGATCTGTAACATGGTAGACAGTATCTGTGTGCCTGTACCATTCGTCCAGACTTCCAACATACTACTGCCGACACTCTTTGCCAGTGTTCCAAGTTCCGATAATGCATACTTGGCCGCATCAATCGTGTTTTTCCCCTCACGTTCCCACGCTTCTTTAAATGGTTGGAATATCTGCCCCAGTACATCCTTGATTTTTTCGAAAATCGGCGGTGCATCTATTGGAACTTCTTCAAACATTTTGCTGATCGGTGTTCCGTTTGCACCGGATCCAGACGGTGTTGTGTCGGTATCCTTATTTGTTGTGTACCGATTAATTTCATCGAGCGGTGACAAGTAGTCTTTCGCTGCTTTTGTGGCTTTCTTCGTAGACTTGGCGGTCTTGTCCAGACTGGCAGCATAATTTTTTTGTACTGCCAGTGCCTTTGTGTATGTTTTATTCCCGGCAAGATACCCGAAAAACATTCCTACATAGGTTATGGCTGTACTGATAAGGTCAATGAATCGTGACAGTATCGGTGTCACAACTTCCAGAATCGGACTGAAAGCTGTAGCAAATGCATTTTGCAATCTGATAAGGCTCCCCCACAAAGTAGATATATTTGCGTTTGTGGTTTTGGAATATTGAGCGAGATTATTGAATCCACCTATTATTCCTTGTGTAAGAGCACTAAGAATTCGAAAAGCACTGCTAAACAATAGAGACATCGTAAGCATTCTTCCGATACTCATTCTTGCTGATCCGGCTGATTTACTAGCGTCTTTAAATGACCTACTCAGTTTTGAATTGGAATTTGCAGTTTTGTTATTAGTGCTGTTCACTCCAAAAAGTTTTTCTTTTAAGGAAACCAAACCAGTACCATAACTTGCCAGTTTGCTTTTAATGCCAGAATACGATGTGTTTAATCGGTTCTGCATATCAGCAAGTCTTCTTTCCGCAACAGCAAGTTTTTCAACTTCGGCTTGCGGAGCTTCTGCACTCTTAATTTCTTTAAACGCTTTGCCACTTTTTTCTAAATCAGCCAATTTATTTTTAGCGTTTTCGATCGAATTTGACCACTCATCCACAGTACGTTGCTGATCTCTATATATATTAGAATTGATATCTCCACCATTAGAAACAAACCACTCTTGAGCCTTTATGAGTTGATTCATTTTTGTCGTAGTCGTTTCTATCTCGTCCTGTATTTTCTTGTATTCTGCGGTTGGGATGCGCTGATTTGCATAGGATGCTACCTTTTGCCGTAACGATTCTACCTTTTGTTCTTGTGCGCTGTATTCGTTATTCAGTTTTGCAAAAGCATCTATTTGCTTGTTGATGGCGTTTTTTGCAGACGCTCCCAAATTATCCACCCTGTTTGCTGCTCTTCGCAATCCGGCTTCAATTTCTTGTGTGCCCGCCTTTACGCCATCACTTCTGATTTTTGTGTTAATAACAATACTTCCATCTTCTGTCATGTATTGTCCTTTCTACCGCTAAATATTTGCGGTCAGCGGGTATCTCCACATGATACCCGGTTAATTATTTACGAGTCCGAATACTCTTCTTAATTCTTCTTTTTCTTCTTCGCTTCGCTCTGGTGTCGCTTTAAGATCAACAAGTTCTTTGTTGCTAGAATAGAATTCTTTTTCCCAACTATCCAATTTCTTCCCTTTCGAGACTTTTTCACGAATGTTAGTGATAGTGCTGAACAGAGATTCTCCAATCTCCATAAAAAGTCCCATGAACGTCCACCAATGCAAGTACTCTTTCTCACGAATATCCTCATGTGCCACTTTATTAATGGCCGGAATCAGAATCTTTGCATCTTTTTTCCAATCCATAAGTTGCGGTTTTTTCTTATCTCCCTTAAATCCGCAGTCGATAAACTCTTTCGCCATCTTTAAAGCTTCTTCCCAGTCTTCCGTTGGAAGATTATCAAAGTCTTCGTAGAATATAGCCAGAATCGTTGTGTATATCTCTAAATTTTTTTCTTCCTCTGACATTCCGGCTACTATATCGGGATCATTAATAGCACAAAGAATATCTAACACGGCTCTGTAATCTGAGCGTATTCGATATTCTTTGCCGTTTACTTTAACAGATTTGGGGAGTTTCCAGACATCCATTAGTTGTGGTACTTGGCCACATACTTATTTACACGGCGCTGTACCTTTGTTACGTTGGTATTCAATTTTGTTTCAATGACTTTTGCAACACTGTCAATTACAATTTCGAGAAAAATTCTTCCATCATCCATTGGCGAAAACGGTCCGAGAACCTGGAAAAACGCTTTTTCTGCATCTCCATTAATCAGATAAGACATTTTCTCTGAAATTTCTTTTTCTGCTTTTCTGGCAGCTTCAATGCTGTCATCTTCCGGCATCTTGTAATTTTTCCAAAATCGAACGACTTCTTCGTATCTGTCAACAATGTTAGTGTCAGTCGGTGCGAACACTATACTTCCAAGAGTTTCACCAAACTGGTTTTTGATCGGAATTTTGACTCGGCCATCATTTATCTTAATAACCAGTTCGCTATCATTTCTTTTTTTTGGTAACTTGTTGCTCATATTATTCCTCCTGTTAATAAAGCGTTACAGTACTTCTTTTCCTGTAGAAAGACTATGTGGGATTGTTCCGGCTGTGAATTCTGGATTGCCAGAAGCAAGCGAAGTAGCACTTACATATCCCTCTGTTCTCTTACCGTCAGAAGATACTTTGAACGGAATGTTTACGCCAGATGTATCTCCACCATAAGACTGAGGTTTTACCATAACCTCTTCGACATATGCAAGGTGGTTATCTGCACTTGTATCTTCCACAAGGACTTCCAACATAAGTGTTTTGCAGTCCGCTCCTTTTAATCGTTTCATTGCAATATCCCTAATCTTCGGATACAGCTTTTTGTCCGGGTTTGCATAGTATGTATCTGCATCCATAGACGGTTCATATCCATTATCTGTTGTTTTTGTCTGACCAAGAATGTTCTTCTTTGTCTCTGTATCCGGGTTCAGATCAACCGACATATCGTCAATGTCATCACCAAGGATTTCCCACGTAGCACTTGCTACTGTCTGTTTGAAACTATAGTCCAGATAATGTGCGAGTGCTTCTCTACTAAGATTTCCCATATTATAGTCCTTTCTACCGTTAACTTTTTACGGTCAGCGAACATCTCCAATTGATGTCCGGTTAATTAGTTCTTATGAATACATTTCTGTATTTAAGAGACATACTAATCACCCAGTCTTGCACATTATTTTCGTAAGTTTTGTCAAGGTATGATGGTGTGATTCTTGTAATCTCTTCTATTTTTCGTTCTTCTGTAAGTGTTGGGTAAGATGTAAGCCTATGCTTTTCGCCATCAATCACGACTGTTTGTCGTTCCAGCCATTTACCTACACTATCAAGAAATTCCTTGATATCCGCTTTCATATTCGGAGAATCACGGGATGTCCTGTACACGATATAAAACGGGTAGTTACAAAGCTGATTCACCTTGCCTGTTACCGATTTTTTCTCCTGTGCTATCACCGCACCAGATACCGGGTAGAACGCCATTCCATCGTCTTCTTTGAGTGTGGAAAACTTAAACACTTCTCCGGTTTCCAATCCCGGATACTCATTCAGCAAATCCTTAAGCGCATTTGTTACAATGTCGTATCCGTCAACATCGTATTTCACTGTTTTTTTACTATCCACCGCCTGCACGTTTCTTCACTCCTTTTATCCATGTATCCCCAAATTCATCTTTAGCAGCATCAAACCAATGGTCTGTTGCAAAAGGATTTGGCACTTTCGAAAACTGGATATCACGGTCTGTCACGATCTTTTTTGCTTTTGGTCTCGCCCACGGTGAACCTGTTTCCTGGTCTACCATGACTTTTCCCATGTACAAAAATCTTGCGTAAGGACCATATCCGGCATAAACCTTTCCACTACCTTTCAAGGCTTCGTTCTGCGTATTGGTTGTATCAATCAGCATCCCGTCTCTTTGTGGAATATACTTTTTTGTGCCTGTCCATACTTGTTCATCCAGCCAAAGTTGAGCATCTTGGAATTGTTTTTCAAATCTGTCAAGATTCACATTTACTTTGATGTCGGCTTCAACTATCGAAATATTCGGAAAGTGAAACATTCTGCTACGTGCCATTTACTTTCCCCCTATCTCAAAATGTGGGATAAGTGTGTATGTTCCGACATTGGTGATTAAGAATACATTGTCGTGATTTTTGTTCATATAATCATAAAAGCCACCGTCTCTCCGGCTCTGATAGTCTTCGTCTGCTATCATCTTTTCGTCATGTTCGCCCTCAATGAAAAAGTCACCGCTTGCAAATGTGACGGTATGTCCAAGCGTATCGTTGATTTGTTTCGCCCATTTTTTAGGCTCAAGATACTTTTTGCCAGCTACTACTTTTTCATCGGATGTCATGCGATACAGAACATGGAGCGTTGCCGTGTCAGCCGTATCAAGTCCTGTCTTTTCGATGTTTGCGGATTTATCAACAATAAGTTGAACACCTTTAATTACGGTCGGATACCAAAATATTTCATCCTTTTGATTCACATATTTGTTGAATACAGTTATAGTTTTGCTATACATTGGTATCACCTCTCGTTAGTAAAATTTCTTACCGCATTTTTCACACTTCCATATGTGCCTTGTTTCTTTTATCCCGTTTCCGATATCTTCCAGATACGTTCCGGCATGGATTTTCTTTTTGTGTTTGCAAAATAATTTTTTAATGATTCCCATTGTTCAAATTCCTCTATATAGCAAGTACACTCCGTTATCATCGGTAACATTAAAAAGATAGCTGACTGCTGCTTCAAGAAGTATTCTTTTCTTTTCTTGCACATTGGTAGCTGCTACGGTATACTGATTGCTCTGGCTGTTCCCGTTAGTGTAAGATATGCTTTCATTTCCAGAAGAAATAGAAGAGACGGTCTTGTTTACGACCGTCCCATCTTCTCTCTGTATGGTTCCTATGGCATCCATAGAAGCTTTTTTAGCTTGTTCTATCTTGTACATTTCATCAGCTACTGCACATACAGCTTTTTGAACTTTTGTTTCTGCTCGCTCATTTTCTGGAAGTCCATCGACAAGACGATCCATCGTGTAGCTATCTACGCAGTCACTGGCTCGCTCTGCATATTCACGAAATTCACTTTCTGGAATTGTTTTTCCAAAAAATTTTTTTGTATAAAACTTATAATCTGTGTACGCCATAGTGTTTCACCTAATTTTCCTGTTTACTAGAATTTGATCTGGCTTTAGTTTTTTCAACTGAAATTTCTTTATATTTTTGTGGATTGTTTTCCATCAACTGAGCACTCGTTTTATGCTCAGTTGATAAGATTCTTCCTGTTTCCAAGTCTTCAAACCGTCTCATGCTTACTCCCCTTTCTTGTTCTTGAAGATAAGGTCTGGCATTACAGATTTTGTTCCGTAATGGTAAAAGAGTTCGATGCCGTATGCTTCTGAAAGAGGAATCTTCTCAGCACTGTATGGTGTGGATTTAACAGGCTGTGCGATAGCTCCATCCACCATCACGATCACATCAACGTCTGTCGGCATGTGCACACATGAGAATGTTTTTACGCCATGATAAGCGTAGAACTCTTCGTCAGCCACGCCAACACCTGGAACCGTAACTTTGTCCAGATATGTGCGGATTTTTCCGTAGAATTTAGGTGTACAGATCATGTTCATCATAGAACGAGGTACTCCGTCCACATATTCATTCTTGGTGGTTTCGCACTGCTGAATCATGGTTTCAGCCTGTTCCTCAATAGCTGTAATGCCTGTCAGATCAACTTCTGTCGCATCTGTTCCGGCAACTTTGAAGAACTCAGTGTCGAGTTCTGCGATCATTCTAAGTGCATGGTTTGCTGTTCTTTTTGCGATAAGTCCCTCTACTCCGAGAAGAGATACGTCTTTCTGTTCAACCTCTTCTACGATTTCCTTATCTACATTAATCGGAATCGTAACCGGCTTTCCTTTTACTCCATCGCCTTTAGCTGCACCTCTGGCAGTTCCATAATTCTTAGATGTCGCATTTGCGAATCTTTTCGCTTCTACGGTTCCGGCTGATGGATCACCGGAAAGTTCGGTATTCTTCATTTTTCCAGAAATAGTGTTCTTCTGGACGTTTTCAATGACCTTTCCGTACTCTTCTGCAAGAAGCATTTTTCCAGTTGGGTCAAGTAACATATTTAACGATGTAATTCTTGTTGTTTCTGCCATTTTTGTTCTCCTTTAATTCTTTAAGGTCAACGGCTATCTCCTATTGATAGTCGGTTCACAGTATGGTTTTACCAAACAGTTCCAGGAACAAACGGCTCTGCTTTCTGTTCACTTCCACCTTTTTCTGTAGGTGTAGTGAATACTGGTGGTGTCTTACCATCCGTCACGAAAGCGTCTTTCTGAGATTCTTTCAGCTCTTTCATGTAATCATCAAGACCAAGAATCTTTTCGCCCTCACGTTTCAGACCCTTGTCTTTAATCATGTTGATAATTCCTGTTTTGGCAAAATCAGAGCTAAATTTCTCGCCCGCAAGAGCCTTTGTCAGAACATCGTTGAAGTCTCTTTCTTCAATCTTCTGGTTGTACTCTTTTTCACTGGCTTCAAACTTGTCTTTCCATTCTTTTTCTGCATTCTCAGCTTTCGTCTTCCACTCATCACGTTCTCTTGTGATCGCATCGAAGTCTTTTCCCTCGAACCCGTCCAAAGTCTCTTTCGCTGTTTCATACTGTGTTTTAAAGTTGTCACGTTCCTGTGTCAGAGTTTCTACTTTTCGTGTCTGCTTTTCATAGTCAGATACGCTTTTGTAATTCTCTTTCACTGAATCTTCGATTGTCTTTTTCTGCTCGTCTGTAATTTCAAGACCAGCATCTTTGATAATCTGAATAATATTTTTCATGTTGCATATCCTCCTCAACGTCTCTTATTAACCGCTTCGTCTGCGGTAGGGATTCAGACAGATGAACCTCTGTCGGGGTAATCGGGATACACGGAATCGAACCGTGGACATAAGTCTTTTTTAAAAGAGATGATTGTGACTTTTGTTCTACCATTGAACTATATCCCGTTAGTGGTTGGTGTAAGTGTTCCCTCTATACAGTTCCAACCACTGTTACGGCTATTTGACGGTCAATCTGCATATTGTTCCGTAACTAACTCTATACAGAAAAAGGATAGCCGGATATGAATCCATGTACCATACTGTACACTATCCTTTGCGGATGAAAATTTATCATATTATATATTTAGGAGGTAACATAAGATGACAGTTCCCTAAGTCCGCAACCTTAGGGGAAAGCCTAACGGGCGTTTGACCGCCCTTTAATCAGCATTCCGCTATTAGGCTTTATTGAAAGGAGGTGTATCAAGTAAGAAAAGAAAATGTCCTATGTGATTCACCGTATATATCGTAACATTAATATATATAGCACTCCGTACCCATGTTTTTACATTTCCGCAAGCTTCTTGATTTGCCTTTGAATCTCTTTCCGTTCTTCTGCAAAATCTGAATCCATCACCATAGAGGAAAGCATGTCGTAAACTTCTACCATAAGTTTCCCGACACTTTCCATCAGTTTGTCTCTGTGTGCCTGATCTCCGTTCTGTTGATACATCTCTTTCGCCATAATGTACTGGTCATATAGTGCATCAATGTTTTTATCGTACTTTCCGTTACTGTACTTCTTGATAAGGTTTTCCGATGCATCCGCAATCATCCCCGGTACGCTTTCGCATTCCAAAGATTTCATATTACACAATGTAGATGTAATCATGTACATTGCCTGTAAGTTAGACATATTTAAGTCTTTCTTTGCAGATGCTTTCTCACGTTCAAGCTGTTCTTCCAAAATCTTTTTGATCTCGCTCATTTATTACACCTCGATTCCTTTCATTTTCTTTTTGTATTTGTCGTGAATCTCCGATTGAATTTCTGTGATGTATACCATGTCGTATCCGGTAGATATGAGGTCGTTAATCATACATTCTACAGTTTTTAATTCTTCGCTTACATCCTCTACCAAACATTCCACGAACATAGCATCAGCCACATGGCCGTTTTCTCTTAGCGTGTGTGCGTACTGTTCGTACACTTCCTTTGTTTCGGATTCCCAATTGTGATACTCGACAAAGCCATCTTCTACGGCTTTCTGCTTCGTGCTTTTCCCAATGCTTAACCGTTTGGCCGTTCGCCACGCATCCGGGATAACATTCACTTTTCCATCAAATACATCATCAATAAGCTGATTGTGATGGTTTATAAAATATCGGCACACTTTCCTACGTTCCAAGCTTTCCGCAATGTGCTGGTACTCATGCATCCGCTTAAAGCCTTTTAAGCCAAGGAAATCGAAGTAGTCCGCAAACTGTCCGTGCATCATAACAGCTCCGATAAACCGTTCGTTGATTTCGGCAAAGATTTCTTTCGGAGTTTTGACATCTAGGTTGCTTTTAAAATCAATCATAGAAACTCACCCCTTTTCTATGAGAGCTTTTTAATGATGATATTCGCATCCTTAACCAATGTGTCAACGGTGCCAACGTTGCCAACCGATATAGTGACGCTACTTCCGGCCGGAACTGCAATCAATGTAGTTGCCCCGACATTCTGATACACATTTGCCGTTGCTACTGTATAGTCCATTTCCGTACCGGAAATCGGTTCTCCGTTCTGTTTGATAGATAACGCTACCGCTCCTATTGCAGATGCCGTAACGTTTCCGTTAAACTCAACTTCGACCGCCATTGGCAGATTTCCACGGTTTGTGATTTCAAAAAGTCCACTGCCGTTGTCATGTGCAAGCCACCCTGTGTTACAAGCACATCTACGGCTTTTCACTCTTGTTTCTGTAAATAATACATTCTGATTTGTTGCTACTGTCTGAGCGTTTTTAGCAATAGAATTTAACATATTTTTTCTCCTTTCTTAAAAAAAGAGAGCAAGCGCATGCCTACTCTCTTTGATGTTCGCAAGACTACTTTTTTGTAGATATGGATTCTTCCAACATGCTTATGATTTTGTTTTGGTTTTCAATTATTTTCAAAAAGTACTTACTGTCTTGCTCATGCAAGTGTTTTTCGATGTCAGAATTACTTGCCTGTGATAGATCGCTGTTAAAATTCGCTATCTGTAAAGCAACTCCGTACACTGTCAGAAAGTCAAGTAGTGATATATCGTTCACTTACATCACATTCCCACTTGCACAGCAACCATTACCGAATGCGTTATACGCAAAGTATGGACTGCAAGACATATAAGCCGGTTTTGGTGTCGGTCTCACCGCATCAATAATGTTATTGGTCTGTGAAACCTGTGAAATCTGCCAATATGCTGTCTGCAAATCTCTGTCACGATCAGCGAGCTTGTCTCTCAAGTTCTGAATAGTGTTATCCTGGATTAACTGGCGTGTAGCCTGTCCATCTGCTAAGATGCTTTCTTTGATATCACAGCAACACTGTGCCATCTGTGCCTGCATGTTCTGTGCCTGTAATGCCGCATCATATCTACTCTGTAAGATCTCTTTCTGTGTGTTACAGCAACACTGAGCCTGCTGAGCCTGTAAGTTCTGCAAGCCGAGCTGTGTGGTATAGCGGTTCTCTAATACGTCTCTCTGTGTCTCGCAAGCTGTGTTAGACACATTCTGATTTGTATTAAAGATATCTCTTTTCACAAATTCGTCAGAGATAAAAGCGTCCTGTGCTCCATTGTTGTTTCCCCATCCGTTACCGCAAAACAGGAAAGCAAGAATGATGATCCAAAACCATCCACCGTCACCCCACATGTTTCCATCGTTGTTTCTTGTGACCGCTGCTACATCGGCAGCGCTAAGTGTGTTTAATCCCTCGTTCATGTTGGTTCTCCTTTTCTTTTATTTATCAAGA